TTTTTCCGTCTATTTCTAAAAAAGTCCTGCATAATAGCTGCGCATTCATCTTCCAAAATTCCCGTTTCAACCTCCACACGGTGATTGAGACGCTCATCTATTAAGATATCGTACAAACTTCCAGCAGCGCCAAATTTCTGGTTTTTAGCCCCATAGACCACGTTTGGAATACGGGCAAGCCCAATCGCCCCACTACACATGACACAAGGCTCAATGGTCACAAAAAGTGTGCAATCCAGCAAACGCCAGCTCTCCTCAATCAAGTTCGCATTCTCTATGGCCATAATCTCCGCATGCATAACCGCTCGTTGCAGTTCCTCACGCGCATTATGCCCACGGCCAATGATTTCGCCGTCCTTGACAATCACACAACCAATTGGAATTTCATCGTGCTCAAGAGCAATCTCAGCCTCTCTCAAAGCCTCACTCATAAAGACTTCTTTTTCTTCAACTGTATAATTCATCAATTTCCCTTTTCCTACTTGTCGATTTTATTATTATATCATGAATCCCAATACAAAAAAAGCCACCGAATGCGGTGACTTTATAGGGAGATTATTATGAAAAAGGTAAAATAAAATCTTATTAAATCAACGCTCTTGGAGGGTGTCCCCTCCAACTCCCCGACCTCTGGACAAGGTCTATTTTTTTGAAAAAAATTTAAAAAAACTTCATCAAAACTATTGACATTATACAACTTTAGTTGTATAATAGATACATAAGGTTAAGGAGGAAACCTTAGACAAGGAAACTAGTAGAAAGGAAAACAAAATGTTTAAGTTCAAAAAGAAGCCACTCAAAGTCAAAACAAATAAGCTAGTCATCAAAATAAACTTATTTATAATCAGCTTTGAATGGCACATCGAATTTGGATAGTGAGAAATCACTATCCACCCCTTCGGGGGTGTACTTAAATTATAACAGGAAAAACAATGAAAGTAAATCTTAAAATTAGAAAAACCACCAAGCGTGAAAAAGTTGAATTTATTATTGGACTTCTTCTACTCCTATTTGCAGTTTGGTATTTTATGAGGTAATATATGTCAGTAGATATTAAAGCTATCCGCTGGCTTTTAGACAACGCCACAGCCTATGCGATCAGCAAAAACTGTGGCGTATCTATTCAGGCCGTAGATAAGTATAAAAACGGTGTATCAGATATTATGAACATGCGTTTAAAACACGCTATCAGCATGACTTCTTACGCCCATACACTACAAGAAAAACAGTGAGCACCATCACTGTTTTTTCTATTTTGAGTAAACAAAAAAACCGCAAGCCTGAGCCTGCGGTTGGTGTAATCTAATTTGAAAGTCCTTTCTGTTTTTATTTTTCTTCTTTCGGTTTATCAACTACTGTGATAAGACCATCTGGTTCGGTTTTGAATTCAGGATCCGTGTGTAGTTCACCGTTCGCCTTCAAATAGTACCAGCCATCGCCTGACTTAATGAACTGTTTAGATAACATGTACCCGTCTTTTTCTTCCATAAAGTACCAGGTTTCTCGGTATTTAACCCATCCAGTGGCCATGCGACCGTCTGATTTGAAGAAATACCATCGATGGTTGAGGAACATCCATCCTGTGACCATTGCGCCACGTTTATCAAGGTAGAACCAATCCTTCCCATCGTTGAACCAACGATTGATTAAGCAATAACCACGATCATCAAAGTAGAACCATTCGTTGTTGATTTGCTTCCATGAGTTCGTAGGATAAGAACCATCTGACTCTTCCCACCACCATCCTGTGCCGTTGCGTTTCCAGCCTGCTTCAGATAGACCGCCTTCGATGTCTTTCTTGAATTGCTCACGACTGATACCCCATTTGGCTAAATAAGGGTATGGATCCACATGGTCTGAGTAGTTTCGAGGTTGATTGTATGTGCAATACTGATGTGTCTTGATTCCTGCTAAGCTGTCCGAGTCAAGAGTTTTCGGAATCCCTGCTTCATCAGCAAGATTCCGCAAAAGCTCAACATAGAGCTTATAATCACGCATAAACTCTTCTTTTGTGCTATGACTCTCGATCAGCTCAACTTGGCCGTATCCTTCAACGTTCCAGCCACCTCCCACGTCATAGGCCCCCATATCTGTGTACCAGGTCTGCATTACACGGCCGTTCCCAACAACGTGGGAGAAGAAACCTGAATCAACAGGACGGCGCATGTGGTAGTCTGCTTCATTTTGGGCAGTCGAGTTCGGATTCCCTGTTGAATGCGCATGAATTTGTCTGTATGGTTGTTCCCCAACTTGTGGAAGGTCAGTTCTTAGTCTACTTGTATCAATATCCATTATTATTCTCCTTCGTTCTTGTCGTTTTTGTCACCAGATAAACGCTCAAATGCCTTGATAATAGGCTGAAAAATTGTCACATTACCTTTTAACTTACGGTAATTTTCGATGAGTGATTGGAAAGTAAAAAGTAAATATCCGAGATAGATTGAATACAAGAATGCGAAGCCTGTTTTCTCAGGTAGCAAGACAGACATCGGAATCAATACCATCAACAAGAGGACACCTAGAATCTTTCGAATCAGACCGTTAATACCAATCTTACTCTTATATTCAATTTCTGGATTTGCAATAGCTGCGAAGGTTCCTGATGCAAAATCTACGATTTCTAGAATCACAATTAAGCTTAGCGCATACAATACCAAACCATCTTCTGTTTGGATTAGGCTTCTAAAAAAGTTAAACAATTCGATTTTCATATATTCTCCTTTACTGAACAGGTTTTGTCTCTAACTCATTAGATGTTTGAGTTTGTTTGTCGTTTTTTGTACCATCCCACTTCCAGACGGCAAGTAAACCATTTTGAGATGGTCCACCTTCAAGTTGCTTGATAGATTCGCCTTTGTAAGTAAAAATCTGATTTGTCTGAATCAAGACATGCTTGCCTTCGCCATTCAATTCAACGTGTTCAGGATCTTCAATCACAAACATATCACCTGGTTGATAGACCCTACCTTCCTCAACAAGTGGGAAGAGTTCGACAAGTTCCTTGTAGGTTGTACCGTAGGCGATTTTTTCCCCCATGATAGAATCTTGAGCCATGACACGCACTACTTTATCGATTTTATTTGCAAGAGCAGAAAGTCTGTCCTGTTCGCTCTTGTTGTGCGCAATCTGCTGCTCAGCTTGTTCAAGCTTATTCTGCGCCTGCACAATCGCAGAGCTTGGGTCCAATTCAGACTTGAGAACATCCAGCACCGCTTGAATCAAGACGTCTTCTGGTTCGTTTGTACGATCTCCAGGGAATGATCGTGAGTTAGTGCTGTAGCGATTTCCTTCTGATAATTGAATTTCTACCACGGTCTCAACATTAGAACCAGAAATTCTTAAGTACGGTTTTGTTGATAGATTATAACCATTGATTGCCATGTCTATTCTCCTTCTGCTGGTTTAGTTTGTTCATCAAGCAGAGCTTCCAGCTCATCCACTCGCGCTTGAAGTCTTTGATTTTCTGCCACTTGCTCATTCAACTGAATACTCAAGAGATTACTTGTAATCATCGAATTTGTTGAAGCTGTTGACATTTCACTAATTGTCATTTGTAAGGCTTGGTTAAGCTGTTCTGCGTTCATTTTCTAAGTTCTCCAATCTTTGTGTTAATGTTTTATTTTCAAGAGCAAGCTCCTGAATAGCTTTGAGTGCAATATTGGTCAATCTGAGATTGTCTAGGTTCAGCGTATCTCCATTCTCGTAAACAAGAGTAGGATCTACCGCTTGGACCTCTTGCGCAATCAAACCAATCTTTGTGTGTGCTTGTCGTGGTCTGTCCTCTTGCTTCTTCCAATCGTATTCCTTGAATTGAAATTGCTGGATATAATCAAGAGCCTTATGCTTGCAGTCAACAATATTTTCCTTTAGACGTCTGTCTGAGAAGTGCGCATTTACACATGTCCACAGACTGTACGCTTTACCGTTATAGCTATAGTATATATCATTTCCTGAACCACCAAAGTCCAGAGAAACAGATGAATTCCAATAGCCAATAGTTGCTGTGCTTGATCCATTGATAGACCCTTTTCCGGTCTTAAACCAGCCAATTCCGTTCGCTTTGATGTATCCCTCTACTGTTAATAGGAAGTCATCACTTCTGCTTGCGTAACCGCCAGTAGTAAAATCCGAGTCCTTGTAAATGAAAAGGCCGTAAGGGACATTCTCGCCACGACCATAAGAACCAATGAACTGGACACCCAACCCATCTTTGGCGTTATAGTCTCGTGGTACGTTAATCTGTAAACCACCATTCACTGTATCAAACGAACCGTAAGAACCTAGTTGGATTTTAGTGTGGCCTGTTAAGGTTCCACCATAAATGCTGGCCCCTCTAATGGTCCCACCGTAAATCCTATCACCGCTTAAAATACCTGAGCGAACCTGACTTGCATCAATCGCAACGCTCTGAACTCGGTTGATAAATGCTTGCTTAGCAAATAGCTGATTCAAATAAGCTTCATTTGCGACAAGCTTATTGAAAAATGCCTGGTCAACTTTCAATTTTTCAGCCGTGACTGCTTCTGCATCTAAAACGACTGTAGTCACTGAACCAGCTTCAAAATTTGCCGTTTTCAGCTTATCAACCATAGCCGACTTGATGACTGCCTTGTCAATCAGAGTCTCGCCAGTTATGTGGGTCAATTTCCCGTCAAGTCGATTATGACCATTTGCCCCAAGATTGAGACCTGAAACCAAAGCACCAGCACTAGTCAGATTTTGAACTGCCCACGACCCAGCAAGCTGAGTTTGAACAGACCGAATAGCCTCGTCTGTGTCTTCAGGAGCTTCTGAAAATAGAGTTGACACTGTTCCAATTTCAACTTTTGGAAATGCAATCCAAACGGTTGCGTTTGAAAAAACATGTAAGATTAACTCGTTTGTAGCATTTGTATTTTCATTTCTTATGAACTCAACATCGTAAAATTGCCAATCAGTAGTCAATGAGACACTTTTAACAGCACCTCTATATCCTGCTCTAGCTTGAAAATTCGTATTATTGACAGTAGATTTTGCCCAAAAGCTAAATCTTGCTGATTTATTTTTCAGTTCATCAACTCGGCCAGTGCGTGAATTACCACCAAGTGAGAAAGTGATTTTTTGATTATCAGTTTTGCCATTGAAGGTTGATACAATCTTCAATGTGTTCACTCCTCTAAATTGATTGTCAGAATCAATACTTACAGCTAACTGTCCTTTGGTCTGCGAAGCATCATCAAACAGCTTGTACGTTGAATATTTATCTCTTAAATCACGTTTGAATAGCGAATTTAAGAAAAGATTTCGTCCACTTGCTGACGCCTTTGACACTTCAACCTGGAATAATTGACTTGTCAAAGCCATACGAGCTACCTTATCTGCAATTCCATTTTCAGTATTGCCTAAAATTCGCTCATAGAGCTGACTAGTCTCTCTGACTCTCTGGAAGTCTGTCTGATTAGCCTTGCCAGAAATCATTGAGGTGATGTCTGCGAATCGTCCGTCTACTGCTGTTTTGTATTTGGCAATCTGAGTGGCAATCGAGCCATTTTGTGGGTTGGTAATAGCTTCAAGCCTACGCTCAATGCCTCTTACATCCTCCTGATAAGCCGATTTACCAACGTAGTCCCTTGTGACTAGCTCACGGACAGAAGTCGCTTGCTTAGCGCTCTCTTCTCGAGTGTATCTTCTCAATGCTTCTTGTCGCTGACCATCTTGTCCGACATAGTTCTCAACCGTCGCCAATTTAGCAGATAGTCCGTCAGCCGTTTTCTGAAATTCAGACTTGGCAACGACAAGGTCTGTCTTGCCATCTTCAGGAGCAGGACCTGCATCTATACGAGTCGAACTTCTGGTCAATTCGACCTTGCGAAACGCTACATGGCCAATCTCGCTATAGCCCAGAATAATTCGCCAGAAGTCAAAATTATCAGGCTTGGTCAGCGCTGGTATAGTGACTTGATAAGTCTGCCAGCTAGACGTGAGAGTGAAATTACCATTCATAATCTCAGGATTACCAGGTGCTGTTCGATTAGCTCTTAATGACACCCAGACGTTTGGAGAACCAGAGTAGCAAATCCCTTGAAATGAGAGGGTGTAAGTCTCGCCAATCTCCAAATCAAGAAGAGCTGTCGAACTCTTACTTGAAGCTCGACTCCCTTCTTTCGAATAGATTTGCATCTGCTTCCAAGTGTTAGTCGTGCCTTTAACATTGTATTCGCCATTCAAAATGGTCCAATCTTGTGGACTACTATCGCCTTGACTATATTGCCAAAGACTTCTTGAAAAGTCATAGTCTTCAGCATAATTCCGCCCACCGACCTTCATTTTGGCAAATGTCTGAGTCAGCCCATCAATGCCTTGCTTGACTTCAGATTTGGTCGCAAATCCGTCCATTTGGCCAGTCATACGACTAAGGGCCTCTGTGGTCGTTCTGCGATATTCTGAAGCTTGATTGACCTCACTTGCGACCGTTCGTTTCAGAGCGTCCAAATCACCCGATAGAGCCGTCTGAGCGCTCGTAGCCTGCGACTTAAACGCTTCAAGTTTGGCGATAGAGTCTAGACTAATCCGCTTGGCTTCCTGTGCAAGCAGGGTACTTGCGCCAGCGTTTCGCAACGCTTCTTCAGCCCTGCGCTTGGCTTCTTGTAATGGGCCGTTGTTAAAACTATTGAAGCGCTGGTCAATAGTATCAGAGAGCTCTCTCTTGACCTCTTCGGCTCTTGCTCTTGCAAGTTCAATACCGTCAGAAATTTCCTGTCTAAGCAATCCAGCCTTATGATCAAAGTCTAAGTCAGCATTTTGAAGAGCCTTTTCTAGGGCGATTTCTTGTGCAGATTCTGTTACTCCAAGGATGGCATCCGCTGCACTAGATAAGCCACCAGAAGCCCTAGAATCACCAACCCCTGCCTTGTCATCGAAAGTAAGAGAGATGTATTCTTCCTTCAAAGCGTCGAACTCATAAGCAATAGCTTTCTTGAGTGCATCGACATTATGCTTCCAGCTCTTGAGATTGACCGTATCACCCATGTGAACAACTTGACCATCAAGTTCATAGGCTTCAATCTTGATAGCATCAGAGACCTTGTCAATGCCCTCATTTGAGAACTTAGACTGTGCCCACTTCTGCAAATCTTCAACAGTTTTAGCATTGTTGTTCTCATACTCTTTTTCATTGATATAAGGGTATGAGTTGATAAGAGGACTATCAACAGTCACTCTGATAGTCGTTTCTTTTTCAGCGCCCTCAGTTTTAAAAGTTGACTTAGCATGGATTCTTGTGACAACATTCTGACTGTTCCTTGTACGTTGGTAATCTTTCAGATTCTTATGCGTTGTAATAACAACACCACGATTCTCCCCACGATTCTTCTTGACAGTCATCGCAAAGTTATCACGAACCAGCTCGCCTTCCCATGTACCAACAATGCTGTGCTTACCGTCCAGCAATACAGAGTACAGAGTTTCTGTTTCAGTCGTGTTGAAGGTCCTACGATCCTGGATATCGCTATTGAAAGAAAAATCTCCCAAAGCAGTTTTTGTGTTTTGAACCATGCGAGAAAGAGCCATGCCACAACTCTGACTAGTCACGCTTATTGGCGTGATAGAACGTTGCATCACATCGTCTGAAATGTGATAGGCTGTGATTTCCAGATGATCATTGTGTTCAACAGGTTTCTTAATGCGAAATAGCTGTGCACCAAGGACAGGAGTCGGCGCTTTTATCAACATATCTTCTTGGATGAGCTGATAAATACCAGAGTCAGAAATGGGATATTTCACAGTTAGGGTGAAATCGCCATTCATGGTCTCTTTAACAATCGCCGAAGTCGCTTCATGAAGTGGCTCCCCGTTCCACCGAACGGTTCTCACATCTTTATTAAGTAGATAAAGCAATTATGCCCACCCCCAAACTGTTTCGATTTCAAGCGATTGAATACCTTGACCTAGAACAACCCCAACATTCTTCACTTTCGCTGGATCAACTGTGATAAAATCCCCCGACCATTTCACTGGCTTCCCTGTTGTCGTTTTGAAGCTAGGATTGTCAGGATTATTGACCATCACAAGCGATTCTGAGAGCTTTTCAAGACGAATGACCTGACCAGCAATTGTAAATGAAGTTTCAGAAGCGCTCTGACCAACGATTGTGATTTTAGGAAAAGCAAGAGCAGAACCTTGAACGGTCAAAGTCCCACTTCTTGTCAATCTCTGTGTATCAGTGGTTTTGAAGTATTTGGTAGGATGGCAAGTGAATTTTACATCCACCGTCCATGCACCAAAATCATCTTTAATAATTTTGAAATCATCCACTTTATAGCACCAATATTTCACGCTTGGCTCTTGTTCATTCTCCAACCAAAATTTTTCACGATTTAACAGAGAAGAAAAGCGGTATAAGTCTTCATCCGTTGGGTTAATCAAGCTGATGTGGTAGCTTTTTTCAATCAACCTACGATGCCTATTTGATTGAACAATTGCACCACTAATCCCATCATGTTCTAAAAGACTAGTTTTTGAGGAGGATACGATGACTTGTGGTCGTGTTTCAACCAGAATCTCACATTTAAATGATGATGTTTTCACTCCATCAATGGTTAACTCATTAATTTTTGTCATGCGAAACCTCCTCTCAAATTAGTTTTTCTTTGTAGTTCTTCAGCAATACGTGTTCCGACTACGTCAGCTAGTCTATTCAAATCCGCTTCTTCTCGGATGGTCACTCCTGAGAAGTTGACATTGATGCTATTCGATGTATTTATCGTATTAGCAATGCTTTGTCCAATTGCACCGAGAGTTGACTTATTGAGTGGAAGGATTGCTTCTGCGCCAGCTTCTCCACCAACCATTGCTCTATTTCCATTCATTCCAAATAAAGTTGGTTTGGTCATGATACCACCCTTCGCATACCACTCAATACCGATGCTCGGAACGCCCTGACTTAACCAGTCTAATGGATTGGCTGAACCACTTACATAGAAGTGTGGTAATGGAATGTGCGGCCAACTGATATTGAAATTAAATAGATTCTTAATAGCTTGGATAGCGTTAGATACTGCATTTTTAGCACCATCAATAGCATTTGAAATAGTTGATTTGATAGTGTTCCAAATATTGCTAGCAGTGGATAAGATACCATTAAAAATTCCTGAAATCGTGCTACTCAAATTATTAAACAAATTTGACCCAGTTGAGACCAGGCCAGACCATAAATTGGAAAGGGTAGAAGTAAAAGTTGACCACAGTGACTGAGCTCCTGAAATCAAACTTGAGAAAATATTGGACAAGGTGCTAGTAAAGCTAGACCACAAAGACTGTCCCGTTGAGACTACTGAAGACCAAATTTCAGAAAGCCAAGCAGTGAAACTTGACCACGCTGTAGTAGCAGTCGTGACAATATTAGTCCACAATTCAGAAAGCCAGGCGGCGCAAGCGTCCCACGTCGACTGAAGCCATTCGGATATAGCCCCCCAGTTCATGATGGCCTGAATGATGAGTGTAATAGCGGCAATAGCAGCAACTATTGCCGCTACGACAATTCCGACAGGCGCACCTATTGCACCTATAGCAATGACTAGTGGTGCTATTGCACCAAGCAGTAGCATTACAGCAGTTGTAACGAGTCCAAGAATCACGATAGTCTGTTGATCAGTTTTGTTTAAGTTAGTAAACCAATTGACAGCAGATTCAAGCATGCCCATCAAAGGTTCTAAAGCTGGTATAACAGTCTCAAGTAGTGTGCCACCTATCTCGGCAAGCCCTTCTTTTGCTTTGTTGGAATAGGTTGTTAGGTCATCGAATGGATCTTTTGTCTCTTCAAATGTTGTTGCTACAGTTCCTGATGAGGATTTAGCTGCTTCAGCTAAATCATTAAAGCTAAAGGCCCCACGTTGGATAGCATCTACCATCTTAGGCGCGGCTCTATTCCCAAAAACTTCAGAAGCAATCCTTATTGCTTCTGTCTCACTAGTAGCGTTCTGAATCGCATTAACAGTCTCGTTCAACCCCTCAGTTAATGTCTTCCCGTCTTTGGCATAGTTTACTGTAGCCTTTGAAAGTGAAGCTAAAGCAGCAGAAGAGTCAATCCCACTTTTTTCAAATCTACCAATTAATGTCGCCCCCTCTTCAAAAGATAATCCCAGCATCTTAATCTGTGGAGCTCCATCAATTGCTTTTTGGAAGATAGAGTCATAAGATTGACCAGTATCCTGGCCGACCTTTGTTACTGAGTCCAATACTCTCGCTAGATCCTCATTAGATAAACCGTAAGCATCAATTGCTTTCTTGGCATTTATTGCGGAATTTGAAATGTCTTCTCCAGTTATTTTCGAATATTTCAATAGGTACTCTGCAGCAGATTTCAAAGTATCACCAGTAAGCCCAAATTGTGTATTGAGCTCACCAACTGCGTCAGCAGATTCTTGAAATGTAGTCGCTGGTAAGGATGTAGCGATTCCTTTTGCAATTTCCTGAAGTCCTAACAAGGCTTCGCCAGTCAATCCAGTCTTCGTCGTAACAGTATCCATCGCTTCGTCTATTTCAGACCATGCATCTACTGTTTTTTTACCAGCATCAACCATTTTTTGACCTAGTTGTCCTGCCTTTTCAGCAACATTCATCATTACATCAGCCTTTAAGTATCCTGTGGCTTCCTTGATGTTTCCTGTTGCAGAACGGCTCGAATCCCCTAGATTCCCCATGGCTTTATCTATCTTTAAAACCTCAACTTCTGCTTGCCCAATTTCATTTTGAAGTTGTCGCCATTCCTCTGTTCCGATTTTTTCCTTTCCTAATTCCTCTTGTTTCCGTTTCAACTCCTGGACCTTATCCTTGGCTAATGAAGATTGTTTACCTAATAACTTCATTTTTTCTTCGGACAACTCTACATTTTTAGGATCTAATTCGAGCTTCTGGTTGACGATATCAAGTTCTTTTGCAACATTGTTGATTTCTTTGTTGAGATTTAAAATAGACTTTGGATTTCCTACATCTTCGATATGTTTTTTGGTTGAATTCATTGCCTGGTCAACAACCTTCATCTGTGATTCAACTTTAGAAATTTCAAGTTGAAGCTTATTCCACTGTGCTGACCCAACTTCAGATTCTCCCAGTTCCTTTTGTTGCTTTTTGAGTTCAGCAATTTTCATAGCACCAACACGAGCTTGTTCTTGTAAGTTGAGCAACTTACGATTCAGCAAGTCGACATTGTCTGGATCCATCTTCAATTGTCTGTTGATGTTGTTGAAATCTTTTTTCAGACTAGATAAAGCATTGTTGATACCTTTTACAGACCTGTCAAATTCAACAGTATTAGCACCAAATTTGACGTATAAGCCTTCAAATGTTTCAGCCATAGATTTCCTCCTTTCAGTTTTAGTCAGACATTACATTTAGTAATTCTGCGTTTGATAAAGTTTTCTTCTCATTTTCATTGATACTCATCTGATGTAGTGTCCCCATCAGATAATTAAAGTGTTGACTTTCTGCCCAAAAAACATCCATCCGTTTTTCAAAAACAACCTTATAAATTTTTTCAGAAGTTATGACTTCTGTTGAGGCTTTTTTCTATCTTGAGGAACCTTTGCTCTACTTCGGTTAAATTCATAAAAGAGGTCTGAGAAAAAACCAATATCGATCAAATCACCAAACCAAGGAGCAAGAGAGGCTGTTTCAGCAGTCAGCTCATTCTGTACAAAGCGACCATTCTCAACCTCACCGTACAGACAAGGGATAACTTCAGTTAGGAAGTTCATGAAATCTGGCTCCATAAGTAATGGCATTAGTTTGACCTTTTCTTCATCAGTTAAAGCAGATAAGCGACCATTTACACCAGTTGCAAGCGCAAGCTGTGTGTAAGCTGTGAGTGCTTTTTGGTTATCATCAAAGAAGTTGCGACCTGTTCGCTGTTCATACATCTTGATAGCCGGTAAAGAGTAAAGAAAGCGCACTGTTTCAGTGTGCTCTCTTTCTTCACCATAACTATCAAACGCTGTGAATGATAGTTCTTTTTTAATCATTTTAGCCTCCTGGCACGATGGCTGTTGTTCCTAAAGCTTCATTGATAAAATCAATCAATTTCGTTGGGGTACTTGAAGCGAACAATTTATCAAATTTAGCACGGACAACACCCTTGTCTGTATCACGCCATACAATTTCTGAAACAGGTTTTTTATCTGAATCTAGAATGAAATTGTTAGGTGACGCAGTACATGGAATTTCGATTTCTTTTGGTGTAGCAGAGCTTTCATCTGTTGTAGTGCTGCCTTTTGGAGCTGAGGCTTTCACATTGGTCCAGATGTGGAACTCTTCAACCTCAGAACCAAACTCGTCTGTAACTGTTTCAGCATATCCCCAAATGAAATTCGCATTCACACCAGTATCGATGAGCGCTGGAGGAGTTGAAGTTGTCAGTTTTTTACCCAAGTGATCAATCATGAATTGTTTAGGAATTTGATAAGTCGTGATGGATCCTTCAGTTGATTTCTTACCTTGAAGACGAACGTGCTCCACATTGTCTGCGTAGTATGCATTTGATTCTTGTGAGGTTTCAAAAGATGTTTTTCGCAATCCTGTAAATGGGTATGGTGTTTTTAGATCAAGTGCGCCAGATTCTGTTTTTGAAATCTTAGCAAAGAATCCCATGGCATTACCATGAGTAACCTCTCGTGTGTCATATTTATAAGTCATTGTGACTCCTTTCTTAATTTGGTCTGATTTTTATTGATTTCATATTATTGAGGAAGATTTCTTTATTTTTGAGATAAGCTGGTCTAATGTGTTCTTGAGGTGCGACAAATCCACCATTTTTTGTTGCATGGCCATTTTCTAACAAGTGAGCAAGCGACTTCTCTTTCCCATTGTTATATACTACAGCGATATCTTCAATGGTCTCGTGAGTCCATCCCTTTTCATATACTCCGTTTCTTCTAGGACTTCCGTCTCTAATGTCTCCAGCGGTGCTTTTTCCTGCTTTTTCTATGATTTCTAAAACTTGATTCTGGATATCGATTTTTAATGTTGTCACATTAACGCTACCACTTCCCACTTGTGAATACCTCGATTCTGTAGGTTGTAAGTAAATAGTCTGTATCAGGCTGTTTTAGATTCAACTGACTAGGTTCACACATAAAATTAGACAACATCAATTCCTCAATGCTGTCTAGTTTCTTCTTATGGTAGTGACTGATTTGAATAGTCACTTTTCTCATGTGTACTGTGTCATCAGCAGTAATACTACTACCAGGAGTTAAACGATAGTAAAGAATAACGTTGTCAGGAGAGGACTTTTCCTCACGTTCCATATAGAACACTTTTGATTTTAAAGTGTTTTTTTCTAGGATTTCTTGAATTTCTTGCCTGGTAAAGAACTTCTTAGCCATTATTTCAATTCTCCTAATTCAATTATCGTGTAGTGGCCCTCATCAGATTCAGTTCCAACATTTACCTTGTACTCTTTCCCTTTGTACTTCACGTAGTCTAAGGAATCTGTCACATAGTTAGAACGTATCCGAAATCTTGCTGTCAAAACTTGACCATCTGCCAAAGCTTTATCAAGTCTACGTTGGTAGATCTTCTCTTTTTCAGCTTTGACTTTCTTTTCTACAACTTGTTTTTCAAAAACACCTTTTTCGACCTCTGTACGCTCATCGTAACAAAGGATGATTGATACTCTAGATGATTTCATGATTTAACTCCATAAATAGCTTTTAATTGATAGAGAATATTTGTCAATTCTTCATCAATCCAGCTCATTGTTGTTGAGTTTCCTGTCATCAAGGATTTATCAAATCTCTGAACACATCTCAAATGTAACCAATCTAAAATTGTTTCTTTATCATCCTCTTCAATCTCATTCCATTCTGTCAATTCGCTTTCTTTATTGATGCGAGTGATAGGAATGTTGTTTCTCGTTAGATATGAAATCCCACTATTTATGTAGCTTAAAAGTTGAGTGTCGAAGATTTCTTCTTCGACATCAACTTCAACCATTTCTTTAATTTGGTTAAGGATTGTCATTTTAGACTCCCCTTTCTATTTAAAATCAACCTTTGGTGAATTTCACAGCTGATTTGTACTGACCAAGTCGGCCACCAAGCACGCTAGCAAGTTCGATATGACGGCGATTCATCGTTACATCATAATCTTCAAAGCGATCAGCAGAGACATCATCACCAATCATCTTATAAGCCTTGTCAGCAAATGCGATAATTGGGTTAGTCGCATCTTCCATCCAGTCATAGACATATACTTGGTAACCAGCAATGACATTTCCTGTTTGTGAAATTGGTGCGAATGGTTGTGGATCAATGTAGCGTTTTTCGCCATCCTTAACCATTTTAAGTTTACGAGCAATGGTTTTTGAAGTTACCAAAATTGGAGTTGTATTTGCAGCAAGTTTATCAATTCCTTTTACAAGGTTTTCTAAAACAGTACTGTCAAATTCCCCATCAACACTGATTTCTTGTGTATCAAATAGTTGAGCAAGTGTTTCTTCTGCGATAGATTTAATTTCAGTGATTTTGTCATCATCATCACTATTTTTACCATCGCCGATAACAACAGCACGTTCAACTGCACGGATGAATCCTTGTGCTAATTCATTCATCACATAGTTGAAGTAAGCACCTGTTGTATCCTTCTTCAAGTCAGCATACTCAAAACTGTACTTGATGTAGACAGCTGCAGAGTTGATTGTATAATCGATAAATACAAAAGATTCATCTTTCTTTGTTTTGCCATTCTGATGGCCTTTAGCTTTTGCTTGTTGCGTTTGAAGTGCAACACGTACTGCATAACGAGGATCTTTGGTTACATGGTTCAGGATACCGTCGTAATCATTAAATGCATTTTGGATTGCAATCAATACTGGTTCAGGTAAGATTTTGTTAACATCAGTTACACCTTTTTCAACCAGATTTGCTTCCCAAGCTTTGCGGGCACTGTTTGAGCTTCCTTCGTTATCCATGAGGATTCGAGCGAAATCAAGTGCAGCTTCTTTTGTTTTTAAGTATTCCATTTGTGTCTTGCCTTTCTGTACTTCCTTGATAGATTTAGCAACTTTATTGAGATTGTCTTCTTTTTCTTCAATCTCAACATCTAACTTAGAAATTGTGTTTTTGAGTTCCTCTGCTTTGGATACCAATTCTTCTGCATCTGATTTCAACTGTGCAAGTTCTTCTTCTCCAATAGTTGCTGACTTCAATTTCTCTTCGATTGAAGCTTTTTTAAATTTGATCTCAGATAACTCATCTGCATGTTTTTGTCGTTCTTCCATCAATTCGACTAGTGTTTTCATTTTTTGCTCCTTTTTTAAATTGTTGCAAGTTTACTCATGATATCTTGCTTCATGTTCGCCTGAGCGATTCGCTTGTCAACCACAGACATATCAAATCCCTTAATATTATCAACGGTTGCTTGAGGATTGGCTGGCACGGTCACGACAGATATTTCAAAGATTTCAACTTCTTTAAAAATCCATCCACCGTAAGGTTGCTTAGCGTCAACTGGCTCATAATCATTAATAAAAAATCCAATGCTCAGACTATCCAGTGCCCCCATCTTCATGAGGTCATAGGTTTTCTTAGCTTCTGGATCGCTTAGATTGAATGTTGACCGTGTTCGCAGACCTTTTTCATCTACCGACAGCTCATGCTTACCGATGACACGATTGCGGTCGTGATTTAAGCACATAGGGACGACGGCTTTAGTTTTCAGGGTATTGTCAAAACACCCCTTGGCCATCACATCGCCATCTCTGTCGGTATTGCCATAGGTGGAGGCATAAGCCTCAAAGTGAAAGTCAGCTGACTCTTCCTCAACTGACTTGACGACAAAGGTTTTTAACTTTTCCATAGCCTACCTCCTTTCTTAAAATTTCTGCCAACCGCCCACCCTATTTTTAATTACTTTCGCTCGGCTCGATACGGACTGCATTTAGATTGGTTTCGAATACTTCTCCACCTTCATATCCTGGAAGCCCTAGATAGGTTTCACGGAATTCATTTGAATTCATCAAACCTGCATATTTAGATTTAAATCCACCTTCAACTAGATCTTTGAATGAAATCATATCAGCCATATCAAAGAAGACTAAGAGTTTGTTGCCTTGTGTCCGTGCTGTCTTCGTGAAGTATTTCCTGTTTATCTCTTCAGAAAATACACGTTGATATAACTTCATGACGCTAGAATAGTAAGCTCTATATTGCTCTTCTGTGTAGTCGCAAGTAAATAGTTTCTCATTGATACCATGAGCATGATAAAGTTGAGATTTCAGAAACTCCATTTCTTCTTTAGAAGCAGTTGAGTAATCTTTGTTTAATTCCATAAACTCTTCACCTTGCTCGAGATAGGCAATACCACCATTTTCAGCAAGTTCCATCATGCTATCAACTCGACTCTTAGCTTGTTTCTTCAAATGTTCATCTGCTGCTTTAGTTGGTAGTTTTAAGAATCCTCTCAACTTTGAATTCCCTCTGCCTAACTTCTCGGTTAACGCATCAAGGTTGATATCAATTAATTCTGTGATTTGGTTTAGTTGACTTGTCACGTTTAATTTAGGATTCTCAAAAACCCAGACATCGCTAAGAGGTAGCTCAATCTCTACATCATCAATCATGATTTCAACTCTCTCTGCAGTCCATGATATTGTTTTCTTTGCAAGCCAAATTTCAATCAGTCGACCATTTTCCCAACGTGGAACAACGACCGCAACACCATCTTTCAGCATAGCTCTTGTTACATTTGCCCAAAATACAACTGGTATTTCAAGAGGATTTGGAGAGAAAGATAAAACATTTGCAAGATCACTATTTTCAAACCACTCCATCTTGTCAACTCCATTCGGATTTCGAGTGATTCTCACATGCTTAAATCGAACTTGTGCAGTATCTGTTGAAATCTTATTGTAGATATTGTCTAAGTAAATCGAATTTCTTCTCCAATAATTCAAATTTCTTTGTAAATAGGTCCTTGTGGATTTTCTATTACTTGGTCTGAAAATCCTAGCAAAAACCTCTCTTAGATTATTTATATATTTGTTCATTCTTCACCTCAATCAAAGTAATAACTCAAGTCTTCCTTGAAATTTTCGTAGCAAATAAAAGCATCTAGCTGACTAGCAAATACGTCAATCTTTTCTTTTGCTTTTTCTTTATTTGGAAATACATTGTTATTCGCATCTATCTTGACACGAACATTTGCGTGGTTCCAAGTTGCCACAGGATCGTCAAAGATAATTTTCCCCATCTTAGCTTTTTCTTTATACACTTTTAAAGGATTGGATAAGCTCTTGACCGTTTGTGGAATGTCGTGACATATATCTCCGTAGTAGTCATTAATTAAGCGGATAAGCTCTTTTGCATTCCAGCGGTCATATCCAACTGCAACTGGTAAGATTCTATTCTCACTCATGAACTGTCTTAACTCTTCAAAGATATAGGCTTGGTCATTGTAGTCCAACTCATGAACATGAAGCTGGCCACTAAGCTCCCACTCAGCGTATTTGTCCCTCAGTTCTTTCGGAAGTCCTTCAATCGTATGACGTGGCATGAATTTCTTGTTCAAATACTGACGCTCTTCGCCACGCACGACCATAAATGAGACCGAACAAATATCATTGACATCCGACAAGTCAACACCTAGCACACAGCGAGCACTCCGCTCCTCATTTCCGACAAACAAACTCTTATCAAACTTATCTGACCAACCCTTACACTCTTCATTACTGAAGTAAGCAAGATAGTTATTAACAGGGAGATTAAATGTTTTAGCCATCAGCTCAGCCTGTTGTGCTGGATCATTCTTGCTCATTTCAATATCCTTGGCAATCGTCTCCTTCTCAGTCGTTATACCGAGTAAAGGCATAGCTTTCTGCCACATATCTGGATTGTGAATTTCAGAAACATCATCCAGCTGATAAATCCAAGGCATTACCGAATCATTGACAATCTTTTCATCAAGAATATCTACCCAGATGTTGTAATACTTATCAAAAAGCTTGTCCCGTTTCGTCCCATTGGTAGAGATGTACCAGGTTATCCAATTTTTTCGCTTACGACTCGAACCATCATTCACAACCTTGATGAAGTCATCATCATAAGTGTGCACTTCATCAAAAATATTGTAGTGAGCATTAGTACCATCAAGGCTTTCATAGTCGGAAGTCTTGATTGACATAAGACTATTAGTTGTCTCGTACAAGATACCTTGTTTAGTTGACCGTAGTATGTCAGCCTCACGCATATAGTGTAGCAAGCTCTCTTCGTTCGACAACATAGCTCTAGAAGCATTAAACAGATATCCAGCTTGTTCACGACTGTAAGCCAGAAGCTGAATGTCAGCCCCCCACTCACCATCAATAATCTGACCAACCTCACCAATGGCAGAACCAAGGGTGGTTTTTCCTGTACCACGAGGTACAATAATAGGCACCTCATGAATGAGACGCCTTTCTTCAAAATCTTTATATTCTTCAAGTGTATCAGGATCTGTTTTTGTAACTTCAACTGTATGATAAAAACCCCACGTTGTTTCTAGCCAAACCTTCTGAGGTAAAGCCAAACGTAACTTGCCAGCGAGACCTTTAGTGTTGCTGCACTCTTCCTCAATGAACTCAATCCGTTTGTCAGCTTCTTCTTGTTTAAAGATGTATTGCTCCTTGTACCTCTCTACTCGTTTAATTGACTTCATCGTAAGTTCACAAACACGAATCTTCCCTGAATAGACAAGCTGAGCATATTTATCAAAATATCTCATCTCAACCATATCGAGCCAACTTCTCCTGAATCATTTCTTTGAGGCTATCACCCTGTGGACTTTGCTTTTCAATCGTTGACATAATCTGCATGTTTAGCTTTTGATACTTTTCCATTCCATCAAGTAGATATTTATCAGGTAGCTCACCATCATTGATGACTTTATTGATTTCCAGTTGGAAGTTTTCAATCACTTTTTGATTGTGATTGTATTGAGTTTTTAAATTTTTCAAACCTACTGAATCATTGTCATTGATTTCAAGCATTTTTTCTTTTGGAATCAACTTGAAAGTCTTACGAGAGAGTTCAACACGTTCTTCTCTTGTATACTTTTGTCGTTGATTTGCAAGCTTTTCTAACTCTTTGAACTGACTTTTTGTGATATTCGACCGAGTTTCTTCAAATATGCCTAGCTTTTTTCGATACCTGGTAAGTGTAGCACGACTTATTCCTAGCTTTTCTAAAACTTCATTGATTTTCAAAATCATGCTCCTTTCTTGTATCAATTTTCGTCATTTTTGGGGGAGAGGTATATAAGAGGATTGACACCGTTATTATTTTGGGTGTGTGAAAATTTAAAATAGGGGGGATCTGATAAAAATCAAAAATTCAAAAAAAATAAAAAAATCAAAATAAATTAATATTTCGATTTTCTAAATTTAAATTTATTTTGCTTTGAAATGTTTTTGTATTATGACACTCGAGACAAAGTAATTGCAGATTATCTTCGTTGAGAGTAATAGACTCATCTTGATAATTAGTTTCATCTATCTCTATGATATGGTCGACAATGCTCTTGCTATGAATTAAACGTCCACACATATCGCAGCGCATACGCTTTGTTTTTCTGATTCTATTTCTCAGAGTTCTCCAAGGTTTCGAGTTGTAGAATTTAATCTGCCAAGTTCTAAACCAGTCAGAGTGTTTAGGATTTTTAAAATAAGCCATCGCCTATGCAGTACCTTCAACTTCTGGATTTTTTTCATGATACAAATATATCAGATTCATTTTGTCAATTCTATATCTTTTTTTGACAAGATTTATTTTTGAGTTTTGAATTTATGTAAAATATCCCTGTTGAATTAGTTATATCTTATATTTTATCCAATTTTGTTTCACACTCTAAAACTAGCACAGACAATGCTTCAGGCCCTCTTCAAAATATAAACTAGAAAATTCCTCATTATGGATAGTTGAAAAAATCAAAAAAATATTAGAGGCTAAAATTACTCATCTTAGTATCAAGTTCATCTTGCCTCACGCAAATATAAATTAGCGTGACTGCTGGACTTGAATGATTGAATAATGACATCAAGTCTGCAACGTTCTTGTACTTCTTGTAGTAATGATAGCCAAATGTTTTTCGCATCGTGTGAGTGCCGACATTATCAATGCCTAAGTCTTCAGCAGCTCTTTTAAGAAACCAGTATACCGTCTTATAGCTGAGCGCCCTATTCTTTCCAACACGACTCTGAAATAGATATTCATGTAGTTCTTTATCTTTGACAAATTCCCTCAATTCATTCTTGAGTGGTCTTGTCATTTTGATGCTCTTGTATTTCCCTGTTTTCTGTTCCCTAACTTTAATGTGCCAACCTTGAACATCTTTAACTTTTAGTTTGAGAATATCTCCGACACGAAAACCTGTGTTGATTCCCAAAAGAAATAGCATGTAATACTTTTCATTCCAAGATGATAGATAGTCCTTCATAGCTTGAATATCATCTTTATCTCGTAACGGTTCAACAATATTCATAGTTTTGCTCCTTTCACAAAAAATAAAGCACTAAGATTTTCTCAGTGCTTTGGATAGTATCAATCTATCATATTCTTTTTGTCAATGCTATACTTTTTTTTGACAAGTTACATGAACAATAATTTTGCAAGTGTATCTAGAATCACTTCGCGTCTTCTGTAAATCTGCTTACTATGTCTGTATAGATACCCAGTTTCACCATTCTCCATAATATGCCAAACTTGAATCCAATCGTATCTAGTGTGTTCTCCCCATCTCAAATGAAAGATTTTTTTATCATCAGGTTCAAGTGCATCAAGTAGCTTTGAAATTGCTGTTTGAAAATTTTCCAGTCTTAAAACCATCGGATCGCTTGCATAAGCAACCGCTAGGTTCTCTGACCTATTTACGAATGTCCCACTGCCACTTGCTCCAGTATCATCAATACCAGAAACAGTAAGATGCTTAACCTCGTACAATCGTTCTAGTTCATGCCTTCGTTGACCGATAAGTTTATCAATCTTTAAATATTTATCATCGAGTTCAAACTCAAGATAATCTCTCCGTGATTTTGTTAAGTTCTTTTTGCCCAAACCTTGCCTCCTCGAAATCTTCGTGACTCTTTCCACTTGATAAGCTTACCATCGTTATTGTTGTTGAAATAATCTGGCAATCTTGCTGTTGGACTTTCTTTATAGATCACTTTTTCAACGATCTGGATTCCAGGCATCATTTCATCATCTATCCACCCAACAAGCCACGCAGGGTTTACATCATAGGTTTTAGCAATCATTTCAATTTGCTTAACGGACGGATATCCACCCCGTTCGTACAAGTGAATTGTGTTTTGTGAGACACCCGTATCCCTAGCCATATCTTTGACAGAGAGACATAGGTCCTCTCTAAGTTCTTTCAATCTTAGCTTCATCTTGCTCTCCATTTCCTGGTATTGGCTTTTATGAACGCAGCCTGCTCTTGCATATGCTTCCATTCATAATCCATAATGATTTCAAGTTGGTTGTTACAAAGACCTCTTAAGAAATCGTTTTGAGCTTCTAACTTTTCAATATCCTTATAGGCCCTTTCATACAGTTCATCTTCCAGAAATCTAATGCGCTCTGCCATTGCTTCTTGAATGATGATATAAGTTGGTTTCTTGTACTTTGCCATTATAATCTCACCTCATCTCCTATTTTAAGAGATTCATAGTTTTTTTGAGTAACTACGAATATTCCGTAATTTTTAATTGTGATCGTGTAGAGTTCCCCAATTCTCTCCTTTTGTACGATTCTGCCTTTGATTTCAGCGCCTTGATTATCAGCTTTATAGATAATCATCGGGCGCTTTTCTTCTAGTTTTTTAATGTGAATACTCTGCCAGATGTTCAAAGTAGCTGACAATAATATCCAGATTGCGATAAAACGTTTCACTTTGCCCCTCCTAAATCTGATCTTGGATAAAGCAGTCGCACGGCAATCACTGATGAGACCATTCCAAAGCTATTTTCCAAAAAATCCTGTGTCTGTTCTGTTTGTGGCAACCACGAACAGCCAAACTCACATTCTCGAATTGCTTGCTCGTCGTCATTTTTGGCTAAAATAAATCGCAGCGCTCCATATAAACTTAATCCATTTTCCATTTCATCTTGAAAATACTGAATTCGTTCTTCCATTTCTTGTGGAAAATCATATTTTGGCGGCTGGATTTTTCCGTCTTCTACGCTCCAACCATACACACCTCTAATTTGCTCTGCTACATTGTAAAATCCTGTTTCATCTTTAATTGCCATCACTCCACCTCCTCGATTTCAAATAAAGGACTGTTGAATACTCCGCCGAATCCAGCTTCTTCAAGTTCTTTACGTGTATGATGTGAGCGATAACCAAAGAAATTTTCATTAGTATAAAATAACCATACTCCACCAAAATTAAAATTGAGGTAACATTTTTCTCTCTCAAGACCTTTTAACTTAACGGTGTACCTCTTTTCTTTCTCGATCTCGTAACCATCAAGGTAAGCGCGAGCGAATGTTTCTTGATTTTCTGAGTTGTCAACCCAACTATTGACTCCAGCCGGCGTGTATAAAAGAGATTTAAGCAAACTCTTTTCTTCGTTTTTACACTTCTCAAGCCAATCTGCCACAAACTGCGGAATCACTGGTCTGTTCAATTCTTGCCGAATCTTATCAGCGTCTTTCAATTGATTACCAACCCATACTCCCTCAAGTTTTCCTTGTTCATAACCTTCACGATATTTCATTGAACCGTAGTCGCCACCTAATTCTTTAAGGATGTCATTAAGCCACCTGGCCTGTGTCGTTGGATCAAACCCTCTAATTCGACCAACAACATCTTTTAATTTAAATGGCAACGGTTCTGGCTCGTCCAAAGACCGTAAGTCTTTCAAAATCAAATCAACCGAGGTCATTTTCTTCTTGCTAGCTTTAAATTTTTCATAGCGTTCAATTAGTCCCTGTATGTTCATTTTCAAACTCCTCACTTTCAATTTTTCTAATATCAATAACGTCTTCTAAGTGTTCTCTTAAACACCACTTATTTTTTATACACTCTCTAATAAAAATTATTTTATAAATACAATGTTCTATATAAGCAATTGGAAATAATAAAGCAATAAATGGTGCACACACAAGCAAAGACAGATAAATTGCTACTCTTCCAAATTTTGAATCAGCAATATACTCGTAAAAATCAATAGGCCCTTTTATTTTTCGCAAGTGCCTGATAAAAATAATATAATTTTTTCTTTTCATCCTTCACATCTCCCTAAAACGGCAATCCATCATCTGGAATATCCATTGGATCACTTGCTCCAAAAGCTGATTATCATAGCTACGAGTCTGGATGCGGCCTGTGATTCCTATAAGAGCACCCTTTTTAAGCCAATTTGCAAAGTTTTCAGCTTGCTGGCGCCACATGATACAACTGATAAAATCAGCTTCACGATCACCTGCCTGATTCTTAAAATTGCGATTCACTGCCAAACTGAAGGTCGTAACTGCAACATTTGATGGCGTGTATCGCAACTCAGGATCACGAGTCAAGCGACCTACCAAAACAACATTATTGATCATTCTCTATCTCCTTCGATTTCTAAAACGGCATCTTGTATAAAAGTATTGCCAATTTCATAGTGTTTGTATTCCTTAGCTGTCACTTCAAATCTTTCTTCAACTTGCTTATTTCCTGCATATCCTGAAACAACTAGAATATATCTTCTGTTGGTCCTGGTTGGCACCAGTACCGAACTTTTGCCTGTCATGACAGGTATGAATGTTGTGTGAGGTTCATCAATGTACTTGTCTACAACAGTCCCACTCGAAATTTGGTGACATGCTACGAGGAAGAATGCGAGTAAAACAACACATAGGATTTTTAAATATTTCATTCTAAATCCTCACAAGAACAAACTAGCTAACCATATCAAAAATGCACATGTAATGATTTTTGAAATACTGCTTTTTACAGCATATGAATAATCCTCTTCAGATTCTTTTTTGCTAGATAGCACAGGCCAGATGAAAGATAGTAGTGCATCCATCCCTAATGCTTGCCAGACTGTAATTTTACCAACTGGAATGATTGTTGTGATGATTTCATTCCATCCATACTGAACTACAAATGGCGATACAACGATTACAAATACAGCACCTAAAATAATTCCTAATTTTTTCATTTTATAAATCCTCCTCTTTCACAAACACCCCATCAATCATCTTACCTTTTCGGTCCTTAATAACTTCATAAGCTTCTTCTAAGCAATTTTCAGCTGTAGTACCATTACAAAATGAAACCGTACCAATCACACTATCAAGAAACATCAAATCTGATTTGATTAAAGGAATCTTTGTCTCATTGTGACAGATGTGAGCGTATAGCTTTTGAGCGATATTCCCCAAACTAGAAACCATCAGTAGCAATTCAAGTTCCTGTTGATTGGCCGAAATCTGAGCGCCGTTCTTGATCTGTTGTTCAAGCCCAATCAAGACTACTTGAATATCTCCGAGTGCATCATAGATCAGTTCAGATTTATCCTTTGCAATACCCTCAAATAATTCTCCTGACTCTTCCATCAACTTCAAGAACTGTTTGACAGGATTTGCTTCATGTAGATTTCTGTCAACAAACCACTGTTGAACCTTTTCTTCCAAATTCATTTTTGTATTCATCTTATTTTTCCTCCACTTCTTTAAATGATTCCATAGTCTTAATAATTTTTTCTAACATAGATTTATGTAGAGTGATGTAATTATTTTTCTTCACTTGTTCACAGAAGATACAAATTCGTTTGCCTAAATAATTACAATTTTCAGTTGAATGGTAACTTTCATCCGCTTCAATTTCTTCTTTATTAGCTGAACTAACAAGAATTACTTCATCAGATTCTTTCCAGTCAGGAATGCCCATTCATTTGTGAAAATTCTCAAATGCTAGATCCATTAAAATATTTTTAGCCATTATTTTCCTCCTGAAAAAGTTGCTAAATAGTAACAATCCTTAGCACCGTAGTCAAACCGTGTCGTCCGCTGACCAATGTGCTTTTGAAACCTTGGATGAGTGATAGCCGAGAACGCCCATTGATGGTCTTCCATACGCTCAATGAGATCATCGACATTGTCAAACGTGCCAAGGTAAAACTTACAGTGCCCGTTGTAGACGAAGTAAAGATTTAACATCAATACCTCCTAAAATTTCATAAAAGCCATCCAGTGAGTTGTCCCACGTTGCTGTCCGAAAAGCGGTTGATGCGGAACCAATTCCAAAATTTCCTTAACATTTACTTGAGCATCAGACCACTTGAAAATAAGTGTTCCACCTGTTTTCAAAACCCTAAAACATTCTTCAAAACCTTGTTGTAAATCTAACCTCCAAGTCAGTAAATCTAGTTGTCCGTATTGAGCACGCATGAATGATTTCTGACCAGCCCAGAGAAGGTGTGGCGGATCAAATACAACAAGGTTAAATGTTTCATCATCAAATGGCATATCTCGAAAATCTGCAACAATGTCTGGCTTAACATTGATTTTCTTTTTGTGAATCTCAAATTCCTCTTCACGTCTATCCATGTATGTTGTGTGTGGTTCCTTTTTATCGAACCAAAACATTCTAGACCCACAGCACGCATCTAGTATTCTGATCTCTTTCATCCCTTCACCTGAATCACATAAAAATTACCAAATGATCTTAGCGCCTTGGCCACCTGCATTGCAACTGCACGAGAAACAAACCGAATAGCTCCCCTCTCTTCTGAAAATGAGATATCTATTCCAGTCACGCCGATTTTAGCAGACATCAAGTACGGTTTTCCCTCTTTTGTTCCATGTTTCAAAATAAACATCAGTTTCTTCCTTTCTCAAGTCTTTCTAGCATTTCTTGTTTCTTCTTCTCAAGGTCCTTTTTGGTCTCCTCACTCGTAGTATTTACATAGTTGGGTTGAGACCACTCAGGAACATTTGATTTTTCATTACCAGGACGTTTGCTGACTTTGCTTTCTTTGTACGCTCGCTCACGTTCATTGACTGCTGCAATCGTCAGAACTCCATCATTCTTCCAATTGATCAAAATCGCTCTGATATAGCTAAAGTTCCTTTTACCATTATCAGCAGCAAGACCAATTGCTTTCAGGACAACTTCCGCTTCCATACCATCCAATGTGATGAACTCTTTCAAGATTTCAAATTGAGTTCCATCCAACGGAGCAATACGAGATTGATATTCTTCCACGATGAGTTCGACTGGATTTTTATCTACATCTTTCTCTATCTCTGTATCTGTATCTATATCTTTCTCTATATCTCCGTTGCAAGTTGTTGCAATCGTGTTGCAATGCAACGCTGTTAATTCTCTGTGCTTACGACTTCTGCGAGTGCTTGCGGTTTCACTACCAACCATTTCAGGAACTTGCTCTAAAAAATAATCCCTATCATTTTTTCTAGTCAACAAGCCCTTGCTCTCCAAAAAAATCAAAGTGATTTTAATATCTTCAACATTCTCATCAATGACAAGAGCGATTTCTTCAGCTAGATTATCAGCGAGACCATCATAGTAGATGTGCCCACCATCTTCTAAACTGATTAACATCATTTTGAGATAGATGATAGTGTGTGTATCACCACCTGCAATCTTACGAAGCAATTTCATTTCTTTAGACTTGAAAAAATCCTGAGCTAGTTGAATCCAGTAGTATCGCTTGTTTTTTACTACCATTGATACCCTCCGTTTCTCTACTAATCCACAAATGTTTCTTTTCGTGTCACGGGATCAATATCCACACGTCGACCAGTTTTAAAGTCGATAAATCCTTTTTCAACTTGTGGCGCTTGAAATTGAATGTTCTTTTTCTGTCTCATGGCCATTTTAAGCTTGATATTCATCATCAATGATTCAATCAAGACTACTGATACTAATGTGCCTACTGCGATAATTTGTAAATTGTTCATGTTTTTATCCTCTTTTTGTGCTATAATATAGTCAAATAATTTTGCTAAGACCTTGTCCAGAAGCCTTTTAGTAAAGTTATTATAGTTGATTCGAGAGCCATTCCTTGATGGCTCTTTTTGACCATTTCTTACCAGGGAGTTCTTTTGGAAATCCCTTCATGTAACGATAATTGTTTGAAAACGTGTCATAGTTGATGCCTAGAAAATCGCAAGTAGTGCTCACATCCATCAATTCAGGATAGTGGTCACTATCTTTTTCTATCTCAAGCAACCTTGTGATCGTGTCCTTGATAATGGATTTAATCCAGTCAGATAATGAAAGTAGAACATTGTCCATCTTCTTCCCCTCTCTACACTTCGTCAAATGAGTTCAATTTCATGATTTTCATCTTGGTATTGGTGCTTGGCTCCCAAGTCATCCAATATTTCAATGCTGCTTCTGCGAATTTCTTTGGTAGTAAATCATAGCGACTGATATTAAAATGATCCTTGAAATCAATCTCAGCTTGTCTAAATACCGACTGAGCAAAAATCTTATCCGCATAAGCTGGACTGTCGATCCCACCCAAGCAAGCGACTACTCGAGCCTTGCGTTTCTTCAGTAGCGACTGAGCATAGCTTGGATGAATTGGTTGCTCACTCTTAAGATAGTCGATATCTTCTAGCATGGTCGCCTGTTGCTCACGCAATTTCTTTTGCCCAGTAAACAGAGCAATAAAGGCATCCTCGTCCAAGTCCTCGCGAATGAAACCTCCCTGTTTGCGAATGGCTGGCAAGACCTCTGATGTCACCCAACGCTTAAACTCTCTAGCTTGTGGAAGCTTACTTGAAAGAATGAGAGAGTAAAGACCAGATTCGTTAATAACGGTAACACCTCTATTTCCAAAAGTACCGTTTTGGTAGTTTTGGCGATCTTCTTCATCTACGTGACGGTTTATGTCTCGACTACCGTTTTGGTATCCTAGAATATCCGCAACATCCTTCCCGACAAACCAAGGCTCGTCATCAATTGTCAAAGTACGGACTTCCTGCCCGTGAAAATTAAAAATTTCGTTCATAGTATTCCTTTCTAAATCTAGTTGTGATTAGGTGTTTTTTGTTGCATAGCACGTTTTCTGATAGCTTTCCCCAAACAATCAACTAGGTGAATCATGTGTGGAATATTCCATCCCTTGATGGAAGCAATAGTTCCTAAAGCTTCATAATAGGTTTCTGTATGTGCCAAAACATCGTCAACCATATTTTCAAAATGTTTCTCAATGATTTCTTTGATGAGATCATTGTTTTGTTTCTTTACGTCCATCTCAAACCTCCTACTCCAGCACCTTACTGCCGACTACCAATCGTTTAACGACAACGTCCATCTCCTTAAACTCGGCATTCTCTGCACAGTAGCGGACGCTCTCGCTGATGATATGACAAATAGATACGCCGTACTCGTTTGCCAACTCCGTAGCAATCTCCCAGGCATCTTTGTCAATCCGTGTTACTTTTTGCGCTGCGTTGTTCATATTGTTCCTTTCTAAGTAAAGACCTCTAAAAAATCATAAATTAAATTTTTTTCTAACTCTTTCAAGCTCATCATCTTGTATTTTTTTATACTCGTCGATGCGCTTTTTTCTATCTCTTTTGCTAGCGTAGTACGTAGCAAAGCCTATGACCATGTTGATAATGATAGTGAAATAAAACCATATTAGTTCATTCATGTTTGATCCTTTCTTTCGTTTGTTTAATTTGTTAAACATTCGTTTTAAAAAAAATCTTTTACTTGCTTATTAAAAACTACTGCTAATTTTTGAAGTGTTCTAATTTTTACTGTTGATGATTGACCTGATTCAATCAGATGTATTGTTGTTCGAGAAACATTTGACTTCTCTGCGAGTTCCTCTTGAGACATTTTCTCTGTCTCACGCCATTTTTTTAAACGTTCTCCTTGCACGTTCCTACCTCCTTATCTTAATTCATCTATGCTGATCTCCAACGCATCAGCAATTTTGCATATATTTGGCCAAGAAAGGTATTTCACCTTTCCACTTTTCAAATCAGAAAAGAAACTGCGGTTGACTCCAGACATCTTAGATAATTGATAACCATTCAAATTTCTTTCCTGCATTATTCGGTTTAATTGTTCCCACATTTTTACACCTCCAAAAACACTATATGTTGTTAAACAAATATATTTAATTACAATATGTTGTGCTTTTCTGCTATCTATGTTATAATCATTCTTGACTAGGACCTCTCACCGTTTTAGTCAAAATTTCAATAGAAAGGAGGAAAACTATATGGCTAAATTAACTAAAGAAGACGCTTTTGAAGTTTCTCAAGACATTATCAACGATGCTATTCCAGTTATCGAAGATTTGTTAGATGAAGTATTCAAAAAGTATCCTATCGACATGGAGATTAGAAAGGCTATTCTCCATAGTGTTCTTGTTGCTCATAAACTTAGTACAGAAACTACGGTCTCTTTACTCGTTCAGCTAGTAAACTCTCAAGATAACTAGTATTTCTTAAAAGTTTTGTTACAAATTCAGGGTCTGCCTTTATCAAGGTATGCCCTTTTTTTCTACTATACGGATATCGTCTTGGTCTCATTTTTCTACTCCTTTCTCTTTTTTTCGCTCTATGAGCAATAACTAGGAGGGGAATCGCGCCCCTCTACGCTACCCTAGTTTCTTTCGCTTCTTCAACCTTTTCAAGAATCAAGATTGTAAGAGCCATTTCTTGAAAGTCCTTGTCATCAAATCCGATGACGTCACCGTAAACTCTGATTGCTGTCAATAGTGTGTTATACAATTCGTACATATCATCTGATGATAGCTTTTCACGATCTAGGATTTCTCCAAGTTTCAATGAGCGTTCTCTGCGATTCTTAACTTGTAAGATTTCTTTTGCTAGTGCGATTTGTTCTTGTGTTGTAAATTCTTTAGTCATGTTTTTTCTCCTGCTTGTTTTTGTTATTTCCTTAAGCTTGATTATAGTTTAACACGTTAAACACAAAATGTCAAGTGTGTTAAACAAAAAAATTTACTTTTTTTATTTAAAGATGTATAATAGATTAAACAATATATAGAAAGGAGTTTTTTATGAAGTTAGGAGAATTACTAAAATCGTATAGAACAGAGCATAAGTTATCGATGGATGCTTTTTGCGAATTATCCGATTTAACAAAGGGATACATTTCCATGCTTGAAAAGAATGAACATCCGAAGTCAAAAAAGCCCATTATTCCATCTTATGAGACAATAGAAAAAATTGCAAAAGGCATGCAAATTTCTGTAGAATCTTTAATTAATATGCTTGATGATGATCAGGAAATTCAAATCAATTCTACTCCTGCTCGACTAAAATCCATAGCTCCCACCACCTCCCTCCCAGACCCTTCAGATTTTCTCACGCAGCAAATTACAGATAAAGTAGTACAATTAACCACCCAAAATAAAAAAATCGTGCTACGAACGTCTGAGGAGCTTCTGGAGAGCCAAAACGAAGAAGAAACGAAGATAAACGAAGTATCAGAGGTCATTCAGCTCTATAGTTACGACTACTACGACCACCCCGCTTCTGCAGGTACAGGACAGTATTTGAACGATGTACGAGTGGAACGGATTGAGTTGCCAGTAGATGTAGATGCTGACTTTGTTATCCCGATTAAAGGGGACTCCATGGAGCCTGACTACCACGACGGCGACCTTGTCTTTATCCAAACCAGCGTGGACTTAAATAACGGCGTTATTGGAGTATTCAACTACAACGGTGATGCTTATATCAAGCAGCTTGTCATCGACAAAGAACAGGCATACCTACATAGCTTGAACCCAGCGTACAAAGATATGCCAATCACACCAGAAACAGACTTCCGAATTATAGGCGAAGTAGTGGATTTGTACAGGGAGAAATAACATGAGTGACGAAAGCAGACCAATGGAAGTGATTAAACACAACCTGGATTGTCAATGTCATAGACGAAGAGAGTGGATTAGAGTCAATGATAAGTGGCATGTTATCGAGTTTTCGGTAGACGATCCAAACGAACCTCCTATGACCGAAGAAGAAAAAGCCAATGTAGCCTTAATTATTCAACAACACTTATCAAAAAAATCCGAATAACAAAAGACTCTATAAAGACGCGCTGAAGAGCCTTGACGTCCCTACAGAGTTTGATTACCTCAAATTCATGTCCTACTACAATCTAAAAACCATGACAAGTGAGATCATGGTAAAATAGGAATACTTAGCATTAGTAAATTACAAAAGGAGAGTATCCATGAAAAAACTACTAACTACAACAACTATCTTGCTTTCCGCTACTGTTTTAGTAGCATGTTCTAATAATCAGTCAACTTCAAAAGATAATACTGAGCAACCTAAAACGGAGCAAAAAAACACTGCTTCAACAGATACAAAAGCCAAAGTAGATAACAGCAAATATGATGAGTTAATCTCTGAAATCAAATCAAAATTAGATCCTGAATCAACTGGAGCAATAAGCGTAAAAATTCAAAATAATGTAGTCGATTCAGACTCATCTGAACCACATGATACTATCATGATTTTGATAACTGGAACGGCTAAAGATAAGGCAAAAGAAGCTCTAGGTGCAGTCCAGTCAAACTCTGCTACTACTGACCAGAAAAATGCAATCACTTTGCTTCGTATGTCTATTTCTGAATTTGCTAAAAAGCTACCCGACGAGAATGCTACTCTTTCCCTCGGTTACGAAAAATCTGCTGACCAATACGACCTAATCGCTAAATCTTCAAAACAGAAAGATATTATCCCTGTTGGCGAAATCATCGTAGAATAAAAAAAAGCCCCACAATCACCCTCGCCAAAGTTTGATTGTGAAGCTTATCCTGTATAAAAATCAGCCATTAAAAAGGCCTCTTTTCTATACCCTATTTTACACCATGAAAGGGGTGATGTCAATATTCTCAATGTTTAGACCTTGTCCAGAAGCTGATAAACAAGGAGAATACAATGAAATATAATAAAACAAAATACCCAAATATCTATTACTATGAGACCGCTAAAGGCAAACGTTACTATGTCAGACGTTCTTTTTTCTTCCGAGGTAAAAAAAGAGAAAAAAGTAAAAGTGGTTTCACAACTCTCCCTCAAGCTCGTGCAGCCTTGGTAGAGCTTGAGCAACAAATCCAAGATCAGGAGTTAGGTATCAATACGAATCTAACACTCGATCAGTATTGGGATATCTATTCTGAAAAGAGATTGTCAACAGGACGCTGGAATGATACGTCTTACTACCTCAATGACAACCTCTATAAAAACCATATCAAACCAAAATTTGGTTCTGTTCTGCTTAAAAACCTGGATAGAAATGAGTATGAACTCTTTATCGCTGAAAAGTTGCAAAACCATACAAGATACACTGTTCAAACTCTCAATTCCAGCTTCATGGCATTGTTGAATGATGCTGTAAAAAATGGAAATCTGCTCTCAAATCGCTTGAAAGGTGTCTTCATTGGCCAGAGTGATATTCCTGCCGCTAATAAGAAAGTGACTCTCAAAGAGTTCAAGACTTGGATAGCAAAGGCAGAAGAGATTATGCCAAAACAATTCTACGCTCTGACTTATCTTACCATCTTTGGATTGAGAAGAGGAGAAGTCTTTGGATTGCGCCCAATGGACATCACTCAGAACGACAATGGACGGGCTATACTGCATCTTAGAGATAGTCGAAGCAACCAGACCTTGAAAGGGAAAGGAGGGCTTAAAACGAAAGATTCGGAGCGATACGTCTGCCTTGACGATATCGGAACAGACCTTATCTATTATCTGATAGCTGAAGCTTCTAAGATTAAGCGAAAGTTAGGGATTATCAAGGATCAGCGAAAGGATTATATCACACTTAACGAAAAAGGTGGTCTCATCAACCCCAACCAGCTAAATAGAAACTTCAATCTAGTGAATGAAGCAACAGGACTGCATGTAACACCTCACATGATGCGTCATTTTTTCACGACTCAAAGTATCATTGCAGGAGTTCCGCTTGAACAATTAAGCCAGGCGCTAGGGCATACAAAAATCTATATGACCGACCGTTACAATCAAGTTGAGGACGAATTAGCCGAAGCGACAACAGACCTATTTCTTAGTCATATTCGCTAAAAAAGTCCCCGAAAATTCCCCGACCAAATTCCAAAAACTACCGAAATTTATCGGAAAACGATGTTTTGGAAACTCCCAAAAAGCTTGAAATAAAGCAAAAAAACTCCACCTGATTGGGTGGAGTTAAGGGAGATTATTATGAAAAAGAAAAGTTTAGGATATTTGTTACAACAAGTTAGGAGGTCTTCTTGTAACTGTCTATAGTA